TCTCTAAGACTTGTATTTACTCGTATTACTGTATACCGTTGGATACATTCTATTGGATCATTGTAAAACTCTAGAACTACTGATGTGTTGTTTACAGTTTTTGAAGCTACTCTCACTTTAATTTCATAACCTTGTGCTTTAATACTTTCGTATGTTGTCATTTTAACTCCTTGTGTATGTTGGTGTATGTTTGTAATTTTGAATAGTTTTTAGGCAAGTTGTCAGATTTTTGAAATTACGGAGTATTTTCCTGTCAATTTGTCATACTATTCTACTACATGAAATATTTTTATTGCAATTTGCAATATTTTTATTGCTTTTTTACATAATTTTTCAATATTGTAATTGCTACATCGCTTGGCAAAGTAAACAAATATTTTTCTGCTTCTTCGTGTGTATAACCTATAAGATCACACCACATGTAAAATGCTTGTTGAAAACTTTCTTCCGACTCGTTAGCGATAAACGCAAGTTGTTGATATGCTTTCATCTAAATATTCTCCTTAATACATATATATTGCTGAGGACGAAGTCCATGACATCAAGGCAGGAGAACTGATCAACCGATGAGCTGAGAGTGGTTCTCTGCGGTTCTCTCCGAGAGTGTGAAGGTGTGAAAGTGTGAATAAAATAAAAACTTCAGCAGCTGACCCCGAAAGATCAGTCACCGAAAACTACCATAATGCCTGCAACTGAATGCTGACGGTTACGGTTTTGTTGTTGTTTGAACAGAGTTTGTACAACCTGCTCTTCAACACGCTGTCTTAAGCCGTCGAACTTAGCAAAGCCTTTACACTGCCAAGCTCCTTTTTCATAGATACCGTAGTCCTCCGTAACTACCATACCATTGCCGATGGTTGTCTTAAATTTGACTGTGAAATCGTTACCGTATGCGCATGTAGTAACAACTTCATGTTCGCCTTGTACCAATGTGGGTCTCATGAGAATTCTCCTTAGTAGTAACCGAACCTACAAGAGGTTCAGCTACAAAGTTAGATCAGATCCAACTCTTTCTTGAATGCAACAAGTTCGGTAATACCTACCTCTGCTTTATCAAGCCCTACTTTTGTCTCGATCAGCTTATCCGCTTTTGCTGCCCTGATTTGGGTGCTGATGTAATCGGAAGCTTCTGATGCCAAACTGGATGTACTAGATTTCCGGAAAATCCCTGTAATCCAGAATGCAACGATTAACAGTGCGATTAGGCTGACGATGAGTTCCATTTACTTACCTTCGTTTTGGCGTTTGGCTTCGGCTTTTGCCCGCATCATACGAGCTTGCATTTCTGCACGACGACCTTGTTGGTAGTACATACCAGACAAGACTTTGGCATTGATGCGCATACCGTTGAGATGGTATCCTGCTTCATCTTGATCGAAGATTGCGAACAGGTCATCCAGAGACCAGTCCTCTTTCCGAGCCATCAGTGCGTAGTCATTGAGTTCAGCACGAGACAACCAGCGTGTCTCCTGAATCTCACCAATGTCTTGTTGTTCCTGCACCTCTTGAGTATTACGAGTAGTACGTGCCATGATATCTCCTTGTATATTGTAGTATTGTAGCACCTCTTGGCTGGATGCTACCATGACATGAAGGCTGAGATAGTGGTAGGCTGTGGAGTACAGTAGCCTGTAGCGTAGAAAGGCTCTGAAAAAAGGATGCTTAAAAAGAAGTATCGGGGGGGATACCCTTGAGTAGAGAAGATTCCGACGAGTACTGCCTTGATACAAATTTTACAAAATTTCCTACATGAGTCCTCCTTAAATGAATCTTAATTTATACCTAATCTATTAATAGCTGCAAAAATAGGGTATACTTTAAGTTCCATAAAAGGATTACAATGAAGTTTAAATTAGATAGTTGCGTAACGAAGAAACAAGTTGATAGATTATATTTACTGTTGATACGATTAGAGAGTGGATTGCATATTGTAAAGTTCGGTAAGAGTTCCGGTAAAGATAGCGTAGATAGGATGATGCAGATTATGAGAGATTACTTTATGAAGTACCGAAGAACATTTATCTGCCATATCAAACGTGATAGAGCTATTGATAATGATGTATTCAAGTATGAAGCTGAACTACACGAGTTCTTTAGAGATTATAGGTTTGAACCTAAGATAACTTTTGATGGTAGTTCAGAATGCTTTGTAATACCGTATGAAGCTGCTGTAGATGTGTATGATTATTTGCTAGAAAATGGTTTAGGTAGCTTAAAAGGTTTAGAGTTTAACCTGGATGCTTATAAAGAAGAAGATACTTTAGGAGAAGTGTTATTTTGATACTGAGTGAGTAGATCGTAGCGTAGCTCCATAGAGCGAAGCGATAGATCTACGAGTGAAGTACGAGCAACCGAAGGTTGTGAGAGGATTAAAAGTATAGAGAATGTTGTTTACGTTCAGACGCCACTAGGGCTTAGTCGCTTTTGTTCCAGTCGATGCTCTCCCAGTCGTTAACCCATCTAAGCGATTCCCTAATCGTAACATATAGTTGAGAAAAAGTCAAGGAATTAGTTGTATAGCTTTTAATCAGTTATTTAGAATATATTGTATAAATAATAATCAACAATATGATGAAATAGTATACAGGTAAGTGATTAAAAAATAAGCAACTTAATTGTATAAAAAATAAGCAGTATCTGCTAAGGAATCTTTAATAGTAAAAGTAGTACAATAAAAGAAAAGGTATCATATGGATAAAACAAAAAGTTTTGATACAGTTTGGAAAGAAATGTATCAGTATACTCCTAGTCCAGGAATAGTAGTAGAAGCCTATTGTGGTCAATGTAAGTTTTTTGACAGTAAATGTACTACTTCAGCGGTTGAAGCAAGATACGGAAATAAAAATACTCCAGCATGTACAGAGTTTAAAGGTAAATAATGAGAATACTAATTAAAAGAAATGATTGGTATCAACCATACGATTCTAAAGATATGGTTTTATTTCAACACTGTGCGGAAGGTGCTGTAGCGGTAAAGGTTGAAATATTTGAAACGTCAGTCAAACAGCTCTTGAAACTACATGGAGTGGACTTGTTTAATTTTATTTACGAAGAAGAATTATCAGATGAGTAATTCTAAGGGTGTTAGTTTTAAAGGTGGTATTGGAAACCGCAATAAGAAACTTGATAAACTTGCCCGTAGATTAAAACATACTAAGAAGCAAAGTAAGAAAGAGTATGATGTAGATACAGATACTAATAGAGAAGGAATTGCTAAATATTCTGGACAAGAAGTTATAGTTAGTGCTGAACTAGTATTTGTTAATGGCAAAGATCCGTTTGCTCCTTCCTTACTTGAACACGTATACGTAGATGATGAATATGTAGATCATATGTGGGTTAAGTTTAGTACAGAAGATAGACGTAAGTTAAAGTTCTGTTATCGGCAATGTCGAATACTTTTTACTGGTATTGTATATAGATATACTAAGCATAATGACAGGCAAGTTAAAGTAAAATATGGCATTATAAGTCCAAAACTACTAAAGGAATAAAATGGAAGATTATAAAAAAAGACTGCTAGAAGAGTTTAGTGATTTGAACAAGAAAGTTGAGAAACTAAGAGCATTCGTAGTTTCAGATAAATATAAAGAACTACCTCAAGAAGAGAAGGATGATTTAGCCGAACAACTGGGAAGTATGACTATGTATCTTATCGTACTGTCTAGAAGAGTATTACGTCTACCCGCACCTGAAGCAATTATTGAAGTAGATTGAAAATTTAAGGTTTTTGTACCACTAATTAATAATACTTTAAGTTTAGTAGTAGTACAATTACTTATCTTACTAAAAGATATACTCTAAAAGGAAATATGATGAAAGCATATAAGACGCCAAGACATACAATTGTTGATCGCTGTTTTAGTACTGCGGATTCGTATGCCCTAAATTCCGTACTCTTTAGCCAATGGAATCATATGGCTATTGAGGGGAATACTCTCTAGAGATCTTTATTTTCAAGGATCTCGAAAAGAGGTTCTTGAATTCTTCCCACTCAAGTTCCTCTTTGAATAAAACTTATTAATGTCTTTCGAGACGTAGTGTAATGGCAACACCACAGACTTTGACTCTGTTATTGTGGGTTCGAGCCCCGCCGTCTCAGCCATGTACATATGGTGGCTATGGCGTAAAGGTAACGCAGCTGACTGTGAATCAGCGCATCTGAGTTCAATTCTCAGTAGCCACACCAATTAATGCTTCGTTCGACTATCGGTTAAGGTCAACAGGTTTTCAACCTGTAGAGAAGGGTTCAACTCCCTTACGAAGTGCCAATATAAATATAGGTAGATCGAATATCTGGTGATTGTTCGCTTGGTTGAAGCCCAAGAGGTTGAGGTTCGATTCCTCATCTACCTACCATAAATAAGGTTGTAAAGATAAATGGAAATCGCTTGGCCTCCAAAGCCATAGTACTCTGGTTCGATTCCAGACAATCTTGCCATTAATTATATTTGGGTATAGCAATCAAGGTGAATGCGGCTGGCTGTTAACCAGCATAGAGACAGGTTCGATTCCTGTTACCCGAGCCATCTGGGTTAGCTCAACGGTTAGAGTAGTCGCTTGATAAGCGATTGATACAAGTTCGATTCTTGTACCCAGGACCATATTTTACTATACTACTGTAGCTCAAAGGAAGAGCATCTGTCTGTCGAACAGAAGGTTGCGGTGTCAGGATCCGTCAGTAGTGCCATGCATCTATGACTCGAATGGGATGAGGCCTGACTTTTAATCAGGAGCTTTATGGCAGACTTGGTTCGATTCCAAGTGGATGCACCAATTATAATGGGGAACGGGACTGCTAGGGGTGGTCACTTCACTTGCACTGAAGAAAAACAGCTGGGTTCGATGCCCAGGTTCTCCACCAATGGGTTGTCTGCGAAGTGGGAGAGTCGCAGCGGATTGTAAATCCGTGGTTTAATGCCGAATAGGTTCGAATCCTATACGACCCACCATTTAATTCGGGTTAGAGTAGTGGCAACTCAGCAGTCTCATAAGCTGCCTAGACTGGTTCAATTCCAGTACCCGGAACCAATGCCGGATTAGCTCAATTGGCGGAGCAGTAGTTTTGTAAACTAAAGGGTGTAGGTTCAAGTCCTACATTCGGCACCATTTATGGCGACGTGGCGGAACGGTATACGCACTGGTCTTAGGAACCAGCGTCTTAGGAATTGAGAGTTCAAATCTCTCCGTCGCTACCAATTATGGCCCTATAGCTAAATATATAAAGCACCGGATTGCAACCCCGGAGATTGCGAGTGAGAGTCTTGCTAGGGCTTCCATGCTGGATTAGTGTAGTGGTAACATATTAGTCTTCCAAACTAAAGTCTAGGGTTCGAGTCCCTAATCCCGCACCAATAAGTTTAAAAGGATTACAATGAACTTTAAACGTGTACGCAAAACTTCTAAGAAGATAAGCAAAAAATATGCTGATAATTGGACAGCACCTGCATACTTAGTTGAACTAAGAAAATTTGATAAACACCGTAACAGAGTTTACGATTGTATTCTTGATGGCCTTACCAGTGAATCTGGACTTGAAGCTACGAACTTCGATGATGAGGTTTGATTCCTCATAGGGCTTCCATACGCCCTCATAGCTCAGTGAATAGAGCAAATGGCTTCTACCCATTACGTCGCAGGTTTGAATCCTGCTGGGGGCTCCATGCACGATTGAAGAAGAATGGGATTTCGCTACCCTTACAAGGTAGAGGGAGTAGGTTCGATTCCTACATCGTGTACCATTATCCGAGTATAGCGCAATCTGGTTAGCGCACTTCTCTTGGGCAGAAGGGGTTTTAGGTTCAAATCCTAATGCTCGGACCATTATTATTTATGGAGAGTTATCTAGAGCGGCCTCTAGACCTGCCTTGAAAGCAGTGGGCTCGTAGGAATACGGGTGGGGATCGACACCTCAGCTCTCTACCATTGGATAGTTGCTAGAGCGGTAATAGGCTTCCCTGCTAAGGAATGGCCCGGTAACACGGACACAGGTTCAACTCCTGTACTATCCTCCATCTCTCATAAAATCATACTTCTTTATCATTCAATTACACCTACTTACTAAGCTACCATTAACCGTATAGAAGATATCATTATGTATATTATATAAAGGATATACATGGTATTAGCAATAGACTATGACGATACGTATTCATCTTTTCCTGATGAGTTTGATATACTAAGAACTATTTTTCAAAGTAAAGGACATACTGTATATATAGTTACAGCAAGAGATAAAACCTACGCTCCTATAGAAAAAGATTTATCATTGTTTGATGGTATAATCTATACAGCAGGTAAAGCAAAAGCAGCAGTTGTAAGAGCTGATATATGGATTGATGATAGTCCTGTTACGTTATGTTGTGATTTTGTAGACGGTGAACCTCATGCAAAACCTGGGGATGCATTACACCAAGGGTACAAGAATAAACATATTTTGTGGAATTGGGAAGAAGATAGATTTGTTTCATATATAAAGAAACCGTTTAAGAAAGACTAGTCTGCATGACTTTATATAGTTTTCCTGTTGAACCGACTCCGTACTTATGTACAGTTAGTCATACAGACTTTGGTTATTGTAACCTATAAAACATTAAGAACATATTAAGACTATTTATAGTACTATTAGTATAATTAATTCGACAAAGGAATAACATGAAAGCAGGATATACAGAAATTGCATTTATTTGGGATAAAAGTGGTTCCATGTGTTATATGTACGCTGATGCTTTAGGTGGGTTTAATAGTTTTGTACAGGATCAGAAAAAAGATAACGACGATACACGTCTCACACTAATTCAATTTGATCATGAAGTAGATGAAGTATTTACATCAAAACCTATCAGCGAGATAAAAGAATTTACTAATGAAGACTATAAACTACGTGGCTCTACTGCACTACTCGATGCTGTTGGTTCTACTATTAATCGTTTAGGCAAACGTTTATCCGATATGGATGAAACTGAACGTCCTGAAAATGTTATTGTAGTCATTCAAACAGACGGGGAAGAAAATAGTTCTCGTGAGTTTACTAATACCCAGATTCAAGATATGATTAAACATCAAGAAGAAAAATATAACTGGGATATTGTATATTTAGGTGCTAATGCTTCTGCATTCAGTTCAAATAATAATATTGGTATTGCTGCACATAAACTTGCAGACTATAGCAATTCTACAACTACAGCTGCTTATTCCGCTACAAGTGCTCGTATTAAAGATATTAAAGCAGGTCTTGATCTCCGTGCTATGGCTTCTTACCTTGCTGATGCTGATGCATCTATTAATAAGTAAGGTTTAAAGATGGCAGCTATTGATACAGTAACGCAAGAAGATTTACAGCAAATTAAAGAACTTCTCGATCTACCTACAGGTAGTATTGGGAAAGGTGTACAACTTAGAGTGTACTGTGACAAGTATAAAGTTAATGCTTGGTATTTCTATCGTAATAAAAATAAAATTAATGACCTGTTAAAAGGCATTGTACCTGCCGCACCTACAGTTACTGCTACATCTACTCTATTGGATGCTGAAGGTAATGTTCGTTTACAATGGGTAAAAGAAAAAGTAAATGATAAAGCTGCGGCTGTAAAAGAAGCTATCGACGAAATTCTTGGAACAGTAGAATCACAATATCGTCCGGTATCACTCACGTCTTCAGTTACATATAAAGATAAGTTGACTATGTATGAATCTAACGACGTTCATCTTGGGGCTCTTATGTGGAAGACTGAAACACGTGATAGAGATTGGGATTTAGTTACCGCTGAAAAAGCGTTTAAAGATGCTATCAATAACTTAGTAGCTCGTGCTCCTGCAACTGAAGAATGTGTTGTCGTAGACTTAGGCGACTTGACAGAGATGGACGATTTTAAAAACATGACACCTAAATCTGGTAATATTCTTGATGTTGATGGTAGATATAGCAAAGTACTTAAAGTTGCAATGAATTGTATGGTATATTTTGTAGAACGTGCTCTTGAAAAACACCAAACTGTACGCTTCATTAATATTAGTGGCAATCACGATATCTCTACTGGATATGCTATTACAGCTTTTGTAGCAGCTTGGTTTAGGGATGAAGGCAGGGTAGTTGTAGATGAGAGTCCTGCAAAACAGAAGTACTTTCAGTTCGGATCTACTCTCTTAGGTTTTGCTCATGGTGATGCTCTTAAGATGCGTGATGCCGGTGAAGTAATGGCAATGCATAATGAAAATATTTGGGGTGAGACAAAAAATCGTTATTACCACTTTGGACATACTCACAAAGACGCTGTATACGATGGTCGTTTATGTAAAGCAGAAAGTCATCGTAATATTGCACCGTTAAATGCATGGGCTGCTGATCATGGATATGGTAGAGGTGCTGGAACAATGAAAGCGATTGTATATGATAAAAATCGTGGTGAAGACCTTCGTATTACGTGCAATGTGGAGGTACTATGAGCAAAATTACAATGAAAATTGAACACAGCACCCATCAAAAATTACAGATTGTAAAAGGTCTGATGGGTACTAAGACTCTTAGTGAGACTATTAAAATACTGACTGAAGAATATATCGAACTACAATTACGCGCTAATAAAGGAAGGTAAATAATGGCAGGACTCGGTATTGTAAAAAAAGGAAAAACTGATATTACTGTTAATGAACTTCGACATAGATTTCCATCTAAAAAGAATACTATTACTGATGAAGTTGTAGACCTTATTAACCAAGCCAATAACGATCCAGAATTTAATGGTGATGAGTTTATAGAAAATATGATGACTTATCAGAATGTTATGTATAAAAATAGCGGTAGTCTTCCAGAATATATTAATGCTCTTAAATTCTGTGCGTATCTTGAAGCTGATGTAAATAACTATACAGAAGCATATAAACGTGCTAGAGCAAATGATGAATTTGTACTGGCACGAGCAAATCTGCCTAAAGATAGTGTTGGTTACAGAGAACTTACTAATGCTGCTAGTAGGTATAGAAAAACCCCTATGGTACGTGATATACTCACACAAGCTGAAATGCCATTATATCTTATGTTTCAAGGGGCAAGGTATTCAGCAGTATCTATACTTGTAGATGAGATGGAAACTGCAGCACTAAGTAGAGATCGTATCAATGCTGCTAAAACAATTCTTGAGCATGTTAAACCACCTGAAAATATGAAAGTTGAACTTGACATTGGTGTTAAACAGGATAATATTATTGATAGATATGAAGCCATGATCAGTGATCTTGTAGCACATCAAAAGGAACAGATTGCTTTAGGTAAAGATCTACATGAAGTAACTAATATGTCTATTATCAATAGTGCTAAAGATGAGATTATTGATGTAGAGGTGGAGAAATAATATGAATGATCAAGAGTTAATTGTTAATCCTGGAAAAGTTAAACACACCGTAGAAGAATGGCTTAACCTAGTAGATTATGATTTTGTTGGTTATATGCCAACAGAAGAAGCTTTACGCTTTGTTAACTTTATTAAAGCAGTAAATGGTGGTGAGGAAGAGAATAAAACCCCTCCTGTTCACCTTGTTATGATGGAACGGGTATTTAATCAGGACCGTAGATGTGCTATCATGTGTCATCGTGGTATTGGTAAAACTACACTATTTGCCGAATACTTAATCTTGTATATGGCAGCTTTTGGATATATGCCTGGATTTGGTAAAGTAAACCTTATGTTATATGTAACAGACTCTATTGAGAATGGTGTAAAAAACTTACGCCGTAACGTTGAGTACCGTTATCAGGAATCTGAATTTCTTCAACACATTATCCCTAACCAAAGTATCAAAGTCGGTACTGAAGGCGAAGGATTCGTAGGTTTAGATGAGTATGAAGTACAAGTAGCTGGTGGTCGTAAATTTACAGATATTCGTCTTGAGTTTATGAACAATAAAGGACATAGACTTATTGTAAAAGGATATGGTGCAAAGACTGGTGTTCGTGGTGCTAAAGAATTAGGACAACGTCCACAACTTGCAATTCTTGACGACTTGATTTCAGATGAAGATGCTAGATCGACTACTATTGTAGAGACTATTGAAAATACGATTTACAAAGCTGTATCTAAAGCTTTACACCCTACTAGACAGAAGATGGTATTTATCGGTACTCCTTTTAATGCTAATGATCCTTTGTATAAAGCAGTAGAATCAGGAGCATGGACCGTAAGTGTATTTCCTATTTGTGTTAAGTTCCCTGTTACTAGAGAAGAGTTTAGAGGCAGTTGGGAAGACCGTTTTACATATGAGTATGTAAAAGCTGAATATGAAGAAGCAATGGATCTACATAAACCAGAAAACTTTAACCAAGAACTTATGTTACGTATTATGTCTGAAGAAGATAGACTTGTACAAGACGATGATATTGTATGGTTTGATAGAAGAAAAGTACTTGAAAATAAAGATTCATATAACTTTTATGTAACTACAGACTTTGCAACAAGTGCAAAAAAGGGTGCTGACTATAGCGTTATTAGTGTATGGGCGTATAATAATAATGGTGACTGGATGCTAGTCGATGGTGTTTGTAAACAGCAGTTGATGGATCAGAATATTAATGACCTATTTAGGCTTGTAAGTATGTACAAACCGTTAGGAGTAGGTATAGAAGTATCTGGACAACAAGGTGGTTTTATTAGATGGATCAACAATGAAATGATAACTAGAAATATATTTTTTAATATTGCTTCTAGTAAAAACAGCGGTGATCCTGGTATCAGACCAGTAGCTGATAAACTTGTTAGATTTAACCAAATTCTTCCTATGATTAAAGCTAAAAAAATATGGTTTGCTGAAGCACTAAAAAATACTCCTTACGGTAATGAACTAGTTGATGAACTAAGTAATGTATCTAAAAAAGGATTTAAAAGTAAGCACGATGACGTAGCTGATACTATTAGTATGTTAAGTGAAATCGATGCATATAAACCAAGTGCTGATGTACCAGATCTTAGAGATGAATTCCCTGTAGATTCTGATATATGGTCTAGCTTTGAAGACGAAAAAGATAACTATAATAGCAGTACTGTTTTTTAAGTCATATTTAAGCCTCCTATTAGTATAATAGTAGTATTTTTATGGAGTGTATTATGACGGCAAATGAAGTAATTGAACTAGCTAAAGTTGGCCCTCTTCGTCAACTTGGCGATGCTATTAAAAATAATACTACAGCTCTTATTGGATTTCTAAATCTAGGGATGATCGAGTTATATAAAAGATTTGCTTTAGAGACTGATGAAGCTATGATCACTCTAGTAGATGGCAAAACTATATATAAGCTTGATGGTACTGATCCTGATGTAGAGATGGGAGAAGGAACATATTTGTACTTAGTTGCTGCCTATGGCGAAGGTCAAGACACTACTGACTACTCTAATAATGATATGATACTTCCTATTAACGTTGAAGATAATGATTTTAGTATTAATACTATTAGTTTTAATAAGATTCAAATTCCTTTGGTAACCCCAGGAGCTTTTGTAAGTATTATCTACGTATCATCCCCAACTAAAGTTACATCAGCTACTCTTGATAACGAGTTATATGTTTCTGAAGTATACATAGAACCAATTTTACATTACATCGGCTATATGGCACATAGCTCAATGGATTCTGAAGCGCAAACTGAAAGTAATGTACACTATAGTAGATTTGAGGCAGCTTGCGAAAGAGTTCGTACATTTGGGGTTGGAATTGCTCCTGATGATATTGAAATGGATAAGAAATTTGAACAAAGAGGATTTGCATAATGAGACGCAGTACCTCACTTCATAGTATTGATAATCTTGTAGAAAGAAAAATCAGTAATGATAAATACCAAGCTGTAGTTGCAGTAGGTGATAATATTAATTCTGTTGTGTCTGTTGCTGATAATATCGCCGATGTTACTGCAGTAGCTACAGAAGTCATTCCTAATATCGCCGAAATACTTATTGCTGATGATAATGCAGCTATTGTTACAGCATTGTACGATCTATTCGATGATAGGTTTTTAGGTGCGAAAGCTATAGTTCCTACAACAGATAACGACGGTAATCCATTAGTAATTGGTGCTATGTATTGGAATACTGTAGTATCTACTTTGTATATCTGGGATGGTACAGCTTGGTCAGCACAAATTGGCGAGACTACGGCAGCTACACTCACTAATAAAACATTAGACAGCATTACAAACTATATCGGTGCAAATCATATCCACTATGCTGTTCGTAATTCATCTGGTGCTGAGATTTTAGCTGGTACTGTAGTTCATGCTTCAGCTACTCAACCAGGTTCTGACTATTTACTTATTGAACCTATTACAAACTCACAAACTCAAATTGCATTAGGTATTCTGCATGCTACTTTAGCTAATAATGCATCTGGACTGGTAATTAATACAGGTGTATGTATCAATATAGTAGATACATCATCTTGGGTAGCCGGTACTTTATTATACCCGAATGACACTGGTGGATTGACAAGTACAAAACCCACTTCGGGGTGGTATCAGGCTTGTGCTGTTGTTACAAGACAACACGCAACGCAAGGGACGATGCTCGTAGAGTTTACAGAACCTAAATACATTGCAAGTACAACTCGCAGTGGATATGTACAGTTAGTAGATAACTTAACTACTTCTGATAGTACTAAAGCACTAACTGCTACTCAAGGTAAAGCTATTATAGATTCTAAAGGCCAACCATTAGGTATTACACCATTAAATGCAGTTGGACAAATAGATGCTATGTATCTTCCTAGCTATGTGGATGATGTTATTGAGGTAGCTACATATTCGGCACTTCCTGTTACAGGTGAGTTGGGTAAAATCTATATTGTAGTTTCTGATGAAAATAGTGGTGGAGATACATCCTCTTATAGATGGACCGGTTCAGTATACGCTATGGTAAGTAATACGTTAACAGCTGCTGATATAAAGTCTTTATATGAAAGTAATACTAATACTAATGCATATACCGATGCAGAAAAAACTACACTTAATAAAATTAATAATACTGCTGTAACATCCATTACATTTAATGCAGATGGTACGATTACAATAGTAACTCCTTAAGGATTAGTAAATGGAATATACAATTAGATCATCTGAATTACAGGGTATATATGACTCTTCTATGAGTATTGCCGCTTTTGATGCTATTGCACGTGATAATCGCGATCGTTACGCAGGTAGTGGGTATATCACTACAAATATATCAAATGCTGGTGACGGTGATAAGGTTAATGACGGTATCGTTACTGCTAAATCTGTAAATATCTCCCCTGCCATAGGTGGGACTAACGTTAATAGATTTGCTGTTTTAAATGCTATTAACAATATTAATGGTACATTAATTTCATCTTTTATTGGAAATAGGATTTTCACAAACTCTAATTTTGGTCTTACACACGGGTATGAGGCTGCTACCACTCAGAATGGTCAAGTAGTTGAACTGCCTGTAGCTCCTACTGCCGTACTAGATTCTACTACAACTACTTCAGTACACTCAATCGGCGAGTTTATTGTGGATAGTTCTACAGATTTTGTGTATATCTGTATTGCAGATTCTACTGTTGGTATTTTACTAACAAATACAGCGTATTTCCTTAGTAGAAATGAAGTATCACGTACTGATCTTATTTTTACTGAAACTTGGGAAGAGGATATTACTGAGAAAGATTTTGTATATCCATACGGTAATACACAATACCTTGGTACTGATATAGACGGTCTTACAGGCATCGCGGCTGGAACCTTTACAGGAGCATCTACTTATTCTTTATTCGGCAACTGGCAATCTGCTAGTGCTCTAGTTGGTAAAGGGTATGTATGGTCAGCTCTAAATATTCTACAGAAAGTTGCCTTCTGCTCTAATCCTGCTAATAAAATTAAGTGGGATGGTAATATTCCCATCCAAACACGCACTAGAACCAGAGTTGTATTAGGATTTGGTGACGAGTGGAATAATTATGAGCTAGGCGGTTTTGGGACTTTACAATATTCTACTGCTTTTAAAGTAAATCCAAAAGGAAAACTTACAACTATTTCTACAGATTTAGCTCAGTCTACTTACTATTTCGCTGGAACAGATACTTACGGGCAAGCACAGGGTGCTTGGCAATCTTCTAACACTTCTGTAGCCTACGAAGGTAAATGTTATGCCCTTCCAGTGGCTCTTGTCCACAGACGGAATCAGGGAGCTTATCACCCTGTGTTCAATGCTAATGGAAGTGCTAATCATAGGAATGCGTACAATGATGGAAGTAAGCCTTGGTATGACGGTGATGCTATTTCTGAAAACGCTACTTCCATTGCAAGTATGTTTACTAAATACTCTAACTCTGGTGTTCTTCAAGATGCTTCTACTTCTGGTAACGGAGCTATAGGAAGCACTGAAATTGCAAGACCAGACGGCTTATTCTACGACCAAATCCACGAAGGGGATATTATTGATCTTCGTATGTCAGCACATGAAAAATCAGCTACAGAAATTATTGCTGAATTTAATAAAGCAGTAACCGGTAAAATTCGTGGTGAAGAGGGTGAGAAATATACGGAAGCTGCTCTACAGATAACTACTGGCACAGTTGCTACTATTGAAGTAGGTGATGGAACTAAGTATAAATCTGGTGCAGTAGTACAAATTTACGACCTTACAGCCTCTACTGTTAAGGGTAGATTTGTAGTATTATCTATATCAGGTAATACGTTAACTATCGACTCCACTATCAGTAAATCGGCTAATACCTACCTAATTAGTGGTGCATCAAGTAAACGCAAAAAGTCTAATACGCTATTGCATTGTGATATTATAGGAGACCCAGCAAATTACCCTGCCTTATGGCAGACAGGTGTAGCAGGAACTATGCTTTTAGTAGGGGAAGAAGGTACTAGTTATATCCCTGACGGTACTGCTAAGACATACAAGCTTAGTAAGAAAGCTCTTAGTACTCCATTATTATCAATCTATTCTACAGATAATGGGGTTACTTGGACTGCATATACTACAACATTTTCTACGGTTACAAATAGTTTTACTAACTCATATGTAACTGGAACTATTGCCATGCACTTCTATTTAGCTCGCACAACTATGGCTAATGCAGCAGTAAACTCTGTAGCTACTGATGATGTTATTGATGGTGTATGGGCTGGTAATAGGAATGGCGGAAGTTATGGTGCTTATCTCTGCAATTCTCTAATTGGAAAGGTTCCAGTTGGTTCTATAGGGATTCTCACATGGAGAACTAAACTTGACTCTATTGGGTACGATGATTTAAATAGAAAATTAGTAGCTAGTGGTACGTACTACTCAGATACAGCACACAGTACTATTGCGTTAGGTACTTCTAATCCAGCAGTTAAAACTATGATTTATCCTACTGTAGTTGATGGAAGATACGCATTAAACCTTATCTTTAAAGAGATGAAATATGCTACTACATGGGGAGATGACTCTAAGTTTAATATTGTAGATAATGTATCTACTACGACAGATAATAATGCCAACGTTGTACTCGTTGGACAGAAACAAATTAAGTTACCGTACTTCAGAAAGGTTAAATAATGCAGATAGCAGATGATAAAAAGAAGCACTTCCTAGGGAGTGCTATACTGGCTATAGTATTTGGGTTAATATTTACTCCTATTATTGGAGCTATTATTTCAATAAGTATCGGCATTTTGAAAGAAATTTATGATAAAATTTCAGGAACCGGTACTGCTGATTTTTACGATATTGTAGCTGATGCAGCTGGTGTAGTTACAGGTACTTTTGTAGTACTAGGTATCAATTTACTATAAAGGGCCTAAGATGGAGAATTGTCCAGAATGTTCAGAAACTGTGACAAATCATGTTAATAAAATCAGACAACGTTTGATTTCAATAGAAACAAGAGTAGAACACCTTGAAGGAGATGTTCGTCATTTAGAAAAAGATCTTAAGTCACACGAAGAACGATCTATTATTTCAGAAACAAAAGTAGAAGCTAGTATAAAAGCATTACATCATCGTATGGATTCTCAAGAAGCTACCAACGAAAAAATAGTAGATAGCTTAGGCAGTTTAAACACTACTGTTTTAAAGATAGCAGAAGTGGTTACTAGAACTAAAGAAGAAACCGATGCTAATACTACATGGGTTAGATGGGCTCAAAAACATATAAACCGTATTGTATGGACTGTTGCAGGTGCAGGTTTAATAACTTCTATGTTTTATTGGTTATACCATGAAGGGTTTTTAATACTTGAACTTGTAAGTAAAAATGTAGAGGCAGTGGAGCATGAAACTCCTTAACTTATATAGATATAAATCTAGTGATCAAGGCACATTTGGTATTATATTCTATGATGACTTTTGGTTGCATACACTGGAATTACCTTGGAGAAATAATAAATCTAACATTTCATGTATACCGGAAGGTACGTATGACGTAGTTAGAAGATATTCTCCTAGTTTTAAGAAAGAAACGTATTGGGTAAAAAACGTTAACGGAAGATCTTCTATTTTAATCCACGGTGCTAACTTTGCTGGTGATGTAGAAAAAGGATGGCAATCACATCTACAGGGTTGTATTACTTTAGGATGCGTCACAGCATTAGCAAAAAATAAATATGGAAATATACAAGAATGTGTTGGTAGATCTCGTGAAGCTATCAATAGGTTTGAAGAGTTCTTAGACAAAAACGATTTTACTTTAGTTATAAAGGATTTTTATGTGGACAACGATAGCTAGTAGTTTCTTAGGTAGTTTATCCGGTGTAGTTGGTCATTGGTTTAAATCAAAGGAAGAACGAGAAAGACGTTCTTTTGAATTGGACAAAATGCGTCTTGAAAAAGAGATTAAACAACAAGACCATGAACATGCGATGGCTGAAATAGAAGCGAGCATTAAAGTCACTGAAGTACAGACTGAAGGACAACTTCTTATACAAGAATCAAAAGGATTTAATCAAGCAGTTGCTGAAATTAATAAAAATATTATACCTACGAGTATTTTAGAAAGGCTGCTTGATGGAGGAGTTATTGCTCGTTTTTTTGGTACCTTTATTGCTGTGCAGCTTGCTCAGGTTGACGTAATTAGAGGATTGGTTAGACCTGTACTTACTGCAGCATCGTTTGCTGCTATTGGTATGCTAGCATACACTTTTGCGCCTGTATTTGTTACAATTGATACAAAAGAAAAAACAGCAATACTTATGATGATTATTGATGCCATAGTATATGTTCTTACTGCTGCTACCCAGTTTTGGTTTATGGATCGTCAAGGTGCTAGAGATTTCCGAAAAAAGCATTAAGTTAACTTCAAGGTTCTTAATGTTAGAATTGTAAGTTAACTATAAGGATTTATTATGTGGCATGGTCTTACTACATACTGTTACAATAAAATGAAAGATGATAAGAAAGCAGCTTTTCTAGAAAAAGATGTAGATCTACTGCTTATGTCTGATGCTGATAAGAAAAAAGCTATTATACTTCTTTTAGATGATATTGTGCAAGGAACTACTTCATCTATTGATAAAGCTACAGCTGAGCTTATTTTAAAGTCTGTTATTAAAAGTGTAGGTAATGAAATTACTGCGTTTGTAGTAAGGAAATAAATATGCTTACTGAAGATTTAAACTTACCTGTTGATGGATCATGGATTGCTGTAGTTCCTATAACAACAGACATAGTTGTACATAATGCATCTAATAGAGAATGCCTTATTAGATTTGGCGCATTGTCAACTAGTTACGGTATGCCATTTGAAGACGGTGAAACAATAATGGCAGATGAAACTGTATACATTAGAGCTAAAAAATTTCCTGCTGAGGGTTCTATCAGGATTACACGATGATTCATAGAGTGTATGGTGCATTAGATTTACGTTCAATTGTAAGCGGTTCAGGTGAATTATCTCCTACTACTGTAAATATAATTGAGCAGAATACTGGTACGCAAGTAAACTATAAGCAGATGTATACAGAACTTGTAGTTACAGATGGTGTACCTACTAGAGTATATAAGTACGAAGATGATACAAAGACCAATCTTTTATTTGATATTACTATTAATTGGCTTAATGGTGTACCTAGTACCGTTGTTTCTACAAATGTAGATGATAGTATTACTACTACTACTACACTAGCAAACTGGGTTGACGGTATTCCTACACAAATTACAAAAACTGAAAGTTAAGGAAATGTATGAAACATCTTAGCGAAACTAGATCTGTAGATAAACTAAAAGTAAGTGTATCTGTAGAAGTTAAAAAATATAACTCTAATGAGTTTACTAAAGTAGATGAAACTAAAGATCTTGAAATCATTGTAACTGATGAAATTAGAGCATTACTTGAATTACGTAATGACTTACTTAAAGAGATGGCAATGCTTCAACAAGAATTTTATGATGTTGAGTCTAAAATTATTCAGGAAGGAAATAAACAATGGCAGTCGCAGTTGTAACAAATTATTACCAAGAACAAGTTGTAGATCTATTAGATCCTGCAACTACTAGTGGTGTAGTGCTAGACTATAAAGGTGCATGGGGTAGTGATAATACTGCATTGAGTGTTGCACAAACTAACCTTATTGCTGAAAACCCTGAAACACGTGTTGCTTGTACGGTAACGCAACCTAGTGCAGGTATTTTACAATTACTGTTCGAAATTCAAGCTACAGCTAATAGAACAGTCCAAGAAGCTGGTATTTACCTTAATGGTAATGATACATTGGCTCTTAGATGGATTCATGCTTTGTTAAACATCGAAACTGGTGACATTGCACGTTATACTGTAACAGTAGAACCTAAAGATCCTAGCGAATAATAAAGGATAACGAATGGCAGGAGCTATTGATATTGTACTGGCAATGCCAGAATCACCAGAAGTTCTGTTAGTTCGTTCTCTGCAAGTAGATAATAGCGTACCGTTTACTAGTAGCGGTACTGCTAATATAGATTTAATTTACGCTGCATTCGCAAATCAAGTTGATTTAGTTACATATAATAACGAATTTGAGATAATGGGTCACGCTGAAGGTGAATGGATTCACGCTAAGTTGTCTGGATCATCCATATTTCCTGCTATAGATTCTACATTATCAGGATATTATTTGACCCATAGTATTTTTTATGCAACAGATTGGGGAAGAAGTCCTGTAAACGATACAGCAACTATTGAACGTCTTTTAGTATTAATGGCATCTGAAACTAATAAAGATTTATTCGCGGAATATGCTTTATGTCTTTTATTCGTAGGTTCAGCTATTAGTGATGAAATAAAACTTCAGTTAAACGATATTGTATATGTTGGTGATACTCACTTAACTTATGTAATGGCAATGGTGGAATCGTATGGCATTATTTAATGGAGCACTGTTATATCCTAGGAATGTTGATCAAGACCAAACTTGGGGTACTAGTGTAAAACAATTATCAGGTACAAGTGCTGCAGATACATCATTTGCTATTACATATACAAGTACTAGTGCTGTTACACATACTATAAAACCATATGTAACTGAGAATGCATCTACTACTGATAATAGGACTAACTATGGTTGGGCATTAAATGAGTCATCTACATCTGCTGATAGTATGGGATCTACATCTACAGTGCATAGATACTCTCAATCTGGTACATGGACATTGGCAACGAATGTTAGTTATACAGCACCAGCACTTCTTGCTAGTTATACTATCGTTGCAGAATATTCTGTGTATCGGGTAGCTACTGGTGGAGGTACTAGAACACTACTATTCACAGCTACCTCTAATACGTTAACTGCATCACTTGCTGCTGGTAGTGGTACTTTAACTGCAACTAGTTCTCAACCTATTATCGAATTTCAACCTGGTGAAACATTTCATGTAGCTATTCGAATTACTTCAGCTGCTACTTCTGCAGTTCTTGGTGGTACTACAAACTCAGTTATTACAATTGAAACAGGGGTGGCTGCAGGTATTACAGTTACACTGCCTAATCTTGGTCTTAAATCACTATACTTGGAAGATGCTACGTCGAGTGCTTCTGTTTTAGCAGCAGTTGATAAATTACTTGATAAATCGGTAACTGCAACAAATATACTTCTTAGTGATTTTAGTAAGTTTGTTAGATGGTACAGAACAGTTACTGGATCTATTGTAGAATCTACATCTGTTAATAAACTGCTTATGTTCGGTAGTGAAGCAAATATTACAGCAACTTCTACTGTAGATAAAACAATTGTTAAAGTACCTGCATCAGCAAGTTCAGAAATATACGCTGATAGAAGTTTAACACTCATCAAACCTACATATACGTCAAGTATAGTTGCTATTGGTGATTACCAAAAGCAAGTAATCTATAATAGATACATTGATGCTAACATGCCTATGGTAAGTGATTTTATAAAACAAGTTATCTATGTACGGTATGCAGAAGCATCTGTAGGTTTTAACTTACATGCTAGAATATGTCTTGATATTGATGATTTACCTGACGCTGGTACACCAATTGTTGTAAATAAACAAAGATTTATGGAGTGGGAATAATGAGATATCAGTCTAATGAAAATACCTTCCTTGGTGGTGTGTTTGGTACAGGTTCTTCAGTAACTATTACTATAGTATGGCCTAAAAAGACTGGAGATGTATTAATTAATGTAACTTCTAATGTATGCAAAGAATCTGAAGTTGAATCAGGGCTATTTGAGTTTTTTACTGAAGACATTGTTGATACATTTACAACTCCTGTACATCTTTCGTACATTATGACAGACGGTTCTGAAAAACAATATGGTAAATTTATTTTTGGTGGGTATGTAGATAATCTATCTACAAAAGGTGATGTATATGCAGCAAGTTTCTTATAAAATTCTGAAGATAAGTTTAATCTAAGATAAAATGAGATAGAATATATGTTAGTATATAGTGTATATAATAAGGCAGTAACAAATGGCTAAAATTGCAAAGAATGAACTACTCAAAGCACTTAAAGCTGATTTACGTGAAAGTGAACGTCTTCAAAAAGAATGGCTTGTAAAACGTGAAGAGTGGTTGGCAGAAACTTACGGTAAACCTTACGGCAATGAGGAAAAAGGTAAATCTGCTATTGTATCAAAAGATATAAAGAAACAACTCGAATGGATGTTACCTAGTATTACAGACCCATTTTTAAGTTCAAATGATGTAATAAAGTGTAGTCCTGTAACATTTGAAGATGCTCCGTCAGCTAGACAAAATGAACTACTGCTTAATACTCAGTTTACTCGAAAATTTAATCGATATAACTTTATTATGAAAGCTGCCAGAGTCTTAGCATCTGAAGGTACTGTAATTGTACAAACTGGATGGGATTATGAAGATGAAGAAGTAGAGGTCGATGTTGAACAGGTATTTCTTGACGAATATGGCAATGAGTATATTGATACAGCTACGGTAATAGAGACTAAAGTAATCAGGAATCAACCTACTGCTATAGTATGTCGTAATGAAGATATATTTATTGATCCTACTTGTATGGATGATTTAGATAAATGCCAATTCGTTATTCATAGATATGAAACAGATTTGGCAACACTTAGAGCTGATGGTAGATACAAGAATCTTGATAAGATTGCTGCTGCCAGACCAGGACTTGTAGATACTCCTGAATACTACCGTGAAGATATTACCTACTTCGAGTTTAAAGATGCCCCTAGAAAGAAATTTATTATCAACGAGTATTGGGGTAATTATGATATTGATGGTGACGGTGAAGTAGAACCTATTGTGTGTGCATGGGTACATGATACCATTATTAGGCTACAATCTAATCCATACCCTGATAAGAGACCTCCATTTATTGTAGTACCATTCAATGCAGTTCCGTTTCAACTGTTTGGTGAAGCTCTTGCTGAAAACATAGGCGATAATCAGAAAGTAAAAACTGCTATTACACGTGGTCTTATCGATAATATGGCTAAGAGCAATAACGGGCAAGTAGGTATGCGTAAAGGTGCATTAGATGCTACTAATAAGAAGCGCTTCCTTAATGGTAATAATTTTGAATATAATGGTAGTATGAGCGACTTTTACCAAGGTAACTATAATGAACTACCTTCTAGTGCATTCAACATGCTTTCACTTATGAATAACGAAATTGAGTCTCAAACTGGTGTAAAATCATTTAGTGGTGGTATTAGTGGTACAGCACTTGGATCTACTGCTACAGGAGCTAGAGGTGCTCTTGATGCTACAGCTACACGTAGATTAAACATTGTCAGAAACATATCTGAAAACTTAATTAAACCTCTTATGCGTAAATGGATGGCATATAATGCTGAATTCTTAGAGGAAGAAGAAGTAATTCGTGTAACTAACGAAGAATATGTACCAATTCGTAGAGACGATCTTTCTGGTAAAGTAGATATTGAAATCAGTATTAGTACTGCAGAAGATAACGCAGCCAAATCACAAGAACTGAGTTTCTTACTACAAACCGTAGGTCCAAACGAAGATCCAGCAATTCGTCGTGAAATTATGGCACAGATCATGGAACTTATGCGTATGCCTGATCAAGCTAAGAAAATTAGAGAATATCAACCGCAACCTGATCCTATGCAACAACAACTTGCACAACTGCAAATGCTTAAACTGCAAAAAGAAATTGAAAAGATGGATGCTGATATTGCGGATAAATATGCAAGAGCTGGTGAGAATGAAGTAGATCGTGAGTTGAAACTGAGAAAAGCTCAAGTAGAAGCTGCAAAAGCTAGAAAACTTGGTAGTGAAGCTGACAAGATGGATCTAGATTTCTTGATGAAAGACGAAGGACATGAAGAATCTCGTCAAGAAATTGAAAAAGAGAAAGAACGTCAACACCAAAAAGATTTAGTAAAAATGCAAATTGCTGCTAAAGACAAAAATATAGGGGTAGGAAAATAAGATGGGATTTTTAGATAGTATGAAAGAAAATGATTTAATGCGTAATAAAGCTGCTGCTTATGATGATATGGCTAAACGAGCTGAACAACGTTCTATCTATGAACAAGGACTGGCTGATAAAGAACGAGAGTATATTCAAGCTGCTAAAGTGCCTCCGCAAGAGCCGAGAGGTATACCTCAGCAAGATCAAGTGTCAAATGCTGAAATGCAAGAACTACTTTCAGCTGGAGTTAAGAATCCTACAATGGAAGATGTGCTATACTTTAGACGGCTAAAATCGCTTCAACAAATGCAAGGTGGTATTGGTGCTGCACCGGATACAGGTCTTGCACAACAATACGGTAGGTAATGATGGAAACATATAGTGGAGAAGGTGGATTAGCTGAATCAGCCGTAGTTTCACATTACTACGGTGGTGCAAGTTCCACACCTAGTAGGTCAAAAAAATCTAATTGCAAAGGATCTAAGATGGCTTGTAAAAAGAAATCTGGTACTAAACCTAAAAAATAAGGTATAATTATGGCGGAAAAAAAGAAAAAATCTGGTATTCATATTAAACCAGAAAATAAGGGTAAATTTACTTCTTATTGCAAGTCTAAAGGCTACGGTGGAGTTACTGGTGAGTGTATCGAAGATGGCTTGGCAAGTAAAAGTGCTGCTGTAAGAAAGAGAGCAAATTTTGCTCGTAATGCTAAATCATGGAATAAAGGAAAGTAAAAATGGAAGGTCTAGCCAAAGGAATTAAAATGAAATCTGGTGGAGAAGCAGTTGCCGAAGTTATTGGTATTCTTTTTATGAGTCGTACATATGCACATATGGCACATCTTAAAACTCCTAGTTTTGCAGCGCATAAAGCACTGAATGGTTTTTATGATGACGTTGTAGGTATTGCTGATTGTTTAGCTGAAGCTGGTCAAGGTAAATTTGGTAAGCTTGATATTCCCGTAATTCCTATGAGTGGGAATGTAGATAAACCGATTCAAGCAATGGAATCACATATGGAAAGTGTTCTATCTGCCGCTAGAGGTTGTTCTAATCGTGCGCTTATGAATATTATTGACGAGATTGAAGGTCTTTACCTTAAAACTCTGTACCTGCTACGCGAACTTAGTTAACAGTTTAATTATAAATTAAGCTGAATTTAAACTTATAGTCGCTAAAATTACTGAAGTTATAAATGTAACTACTAAATTAACCAATGCAAAAAGGAATCAAATGCTGATTAACCAAGCGCAAGTTACTGTAGATGAAAAGAATGTAACTTCAGATGAAGAAATTATGAAGGTTGAGAACCAATATTGGGTTGACCTGGCCAACGATCTGCGTAGTCTAGAAGATGATCCGCGGTTCAAACGTGTTATCCTTCAGGGATATTTTAAAGATAAAGCAATCAATGGTGTAAGTATGTTGGCTGTTGACCATGTAAAACGTAATGGTCTACGTCCGGATATTATGGAACAACTTGTAGCTATCTCTCAACTAGAAGATTACTTCATGACGATTAAAAGTCTTGGAACTATTCCTCCTGAAGATGACGAAGACGTCGAGGAGTAATAGATGAATTACACAGACGAAGAACTGTTTAATCTTAGTGATGAAGACTTAGAAAAAGCCTTCGCTGAAGCCAAAGCTCAGGATACTTCTCCTGAGTCTGACTTCGAAGAAGATGTAAAAGACGACAACTCCTTTAATGATGATGAAGAAGTTGAAGTTGAAGAAGATGAAGAAGTTGATGATTTGGAACAACCCGACGAGGATTCCGATGATGATACTAGTTCTGAAACTGACGAAGAAGATGAATCTGAAGAAGATTCGGAAGCTGATGAAGACAATCTCGACGGAGACTCTGAAGAAGACGAAGAAACTCTTGATGACGAAGAAGATGAATCTGATGACGATGAACAACCAGTACAGAAGCGTAAATATCGCGCTAATGGTCAAGAATACGAATTTTCTGATGATGAAATTTTTGAAAAGTTTGGACAGATTTTTGGACAAGCTGCAAACTACACTCAGAAGATGCAGGCTATCAAGCCTTGGCGTAAAACCATTGATGCAATCGAACAGGCTAAGTTGACTCATGAGGACATTAACCTAGCGATTGACGTACTGAAGGGTGATAAGAATGCTATTGCTGAGTTGATAAAACGAACAGGCACTGATGCTCTCGATTTAGATACTGAGAATACTAATTATGTACCGAAGGATTATGGTCGGAACGATACCGAACTTGATATTAAAGATATCGTAAATGAAATCAAGAGTGATAAAGAGTATGCAACTACATACAACATTCTTGAAGAACAGTGGGACTCTAATAGTAGAGAAGAGTTTATCAAAAAACCAGAACTGATTCGTCAACTACACATTGACGTTAAGACTGGAATGTACGATACAATCGCTCCTCTCGCTAAAAAACTTAAAGTTTACGATGGTGGTAGTCAAAGTGACCTAGACTACTACAAACAAGCTGCTAGACAGTACTTTGATAATCAGGCTCAGGAAGAAGCCCGACTAGAAGCTCAGCGTGTAGCTTCGGCTAAACGTGAAGACGAGCAAGCTGAACGTAATCGTATTGAGAAAGTAAAAGCTCAATCCGCAAAACGTGTAGCTACTAAAAAGGCTTCAACAAAACGTAAGGCAGCTGCTCCAACAAAAAATAAGTCCACAAGCACTAAAGTAGTTGACTACTTAGATGCATCAGATGATAGTTTTGAAGAGTGGTACAAAAATCTGCAGGACAGTCTATAAGATTGTCTTGTATAACTCTAAATCTAATTAAAAGGTAAATAGATGGCTACTCAAGTTTATGGAAATGGTACAACTACAGCATCGGCTGGTGCTAATACGATTGTACATTATTACGACCGTGCGGGTGTTAAAGCAGCAAACCGCGTTAACGTTTATGGACAGTTCGCTGACCGTAGATCTATGCCTACAAAATACGGTAAAGCGTTTAAAATTTCTCGTTTCGAGCACATGTATGACCGTTCAATGAACGACGCCGATTTCGGTACATACGGTTTCCTTACTGCACGTTCTTGGGCAGATGTAAATACACTGCTTAATGCTACTGATGGTACAGGTGCTGGTCTTACTGAAGGTGCTGGTTCTACTAACCAACGTACACTGCAAAAAGTTACTTACGAAACTAATTTCAACCGTTATGGTGAAATGCTGGAGTACACTGATGAAGTTGATATCTGGTCTGAAGACTATATTCAAGTTCGTTACCGTGAAGAACTTGGTGAACTCGCAAACTCTCGTTACGAAGACCTTATTCAACGTGATATGCTCGCAACTGCTACTGTAATGGGTGCTGGTGCTGCTGCAACTAACGCTGATATTGGTGTAGGTATTGCTGTTGATGGTTCTGAAGATGCTGATTGGGTTATGTCTTACGATCTTGCCCGTAAAGCTGTTCGTAAACTAGTACGTAACCGTGCTAAGAGAAACTCAACAATTGTTACCGGTGCCAACAAAATTGGTACTCAACCTGTTGCTTCTGCTTACTACGCAATCATCGGTGCTGATGTCAAATCTGACCTTGAAACACTGACACGTGGTACAAGTTACGAAAGAGAATTCGTTTACATTCCGGTTCACAAATATGCTTCACAAGGTACTCTTGCTGAAGGTGAAGTTGGTGCAATGCATGAAATTCGTTTCATTGAATCTGAAGCTGCAATGGTTTATCGTGGAGAAGGTGCTGATGTACCGGCTACTTACGTTGGAAGTCTGCAGTATACTGGTACTCTAGGTACAGATGCTAAATTCGACGTATTCCCGATTCTGTTCCCGACTGAAGGTTCTTTCGCAACTGTTGGTCTTAAAGGTTTTGACAAAATCAAGTTTAACGCTAAGTCTCCGGCTCAAGTTGAACTGATCAACCCTTACGGAACAAAAGGCTTCTTCAGCTACAACTTCTTCTACGCAGGTATCATCCTTCGCGAAGAATGTCTGCTGAAAGTTCTTGTTGCTGCACGCAACTAATCTCTGAGGGGCTAAGGCTCCTCTAATCTTTTTTAACGTATAATTACGTTGTATGTAACCAAGCCTCTGCAAGCACGCTTGGTTTTTAACTTTATACTAAACAACCTAAGAAGGATTTAGAAAAATGACAACATTAGATGAACTGAAATCAGAAGCTGCAGATCTTGGTATTAAGTTTAATCCGAATATCGGAGAAACAAAACTACAAGAAAAGATCGATGCGTATTACGAGTCTCAAGAGACTTCAGGTAAAGAACTCCTAGAAGCTGTAGAAGCTGAGGAAAAATCTGAAGAGAAATCTGTTGTGAGTGGTAAAAAAACTGTAGCACAACGCGCTAGAGAAATCTACGAAAGAGCAAAAGAACCTGTAGTTGTAACAATTATTGATAATGACCAACGTGTTAATAACCAGACAACTACATGTAAAGCAAACTGGTCTAACCAATATCATGATCTTGGTACGCGTGTTATTCCATTGAATGCTCCTGTACAAATCCCTAAAGGGTTTATTGACGTACTTAAGGAAGTTCGTATTCCTATGCATGTTAACACTCCAGGTGGTTCTGGTAAGACCGTAATGCGTCAGCGTTACACTATCCAATATGAAACTGATCTAGAAGCAAAAGCTAAATAGGTTTACATAGGGGTCTTAGGACTCCTATACTAAATTTATAAAAGGAACGAAAATGACAATCCCCCAAGGTTCAGCTTACAGTTTTATTGTCACAATTAATGCTGTAGATTCGTTCTTACCTCAAGATCTTACCGCTATCGATTTAGCAAATACGACGTTTACTTTGTATAAAGCTGCAGACCTGTGTACTGTTACTGCAGGTACTACGACAATTACTGTAATTGATGCTATTAATGGTAGATTGCAAGTAGATTTAGATGAGACATTGACTAGTTCTCTTACATACGAGCGTGGTGATAAAGTAGACGGTTATTATCTAAAACCTGTATACCAAGGTAAACTTACAGTAAAATTTACAGATAGTACACCTACAAGAAATGCTATCGTAGAAGGGATTTGTGTAGCTCCAACAGGAGTAACATGTGTCTGATTTTATTATTAATACAAATGACAATGTAGATTTAGTTACTAACAGTATTAGTGTAACAGAGAATACTGTCGAAGTAGTATCAAACGAAAATATTGAATCAACCGTATTTGTAGATCCAGTTGAATATTATCTTACTAGTCAAGGCATATACACAGGCAAACTAATTGATGGATACCCTTCATGGTTAGTAGATTATGTAAGTTCTGCTATATCGACAGATATGGATCCTGTAATTGCTGTACTAACAGATAGAATTTCTCAAGTAGAAGTTGGTGTAAACCAGAATATAACTAATATTCAAAATGTAAATACTAGCCTATCGGCGTTAGAAACTACTGTAGTAGCACGTCTTGATACAAACGAGGCAGGCATAGCTACTTTAGAGGCTACCAAAGTTACAAGTACAGAGGCTACTGCGATTGCTGCCAGCGTAGTTTCATCTTCATTTGGTGGCGATATCGATGCTTATATTAGTTCTATTGCATACACTTTTGTAGATGATAATAGTGCTGTAGTTCAAGATATTAATACGCTTAGTGCTGCTTATGGTGATCAACAAGTACAGATAAACACAGTAGAACAGATTGCTATTGAAGGTAATGAATGGGCAGCATCTGCTAGTAAATTAATTACTGCACCTGATGGTTCTATTACTGGATGGGAATTTGCTGACGGAAGTAATACACAAAGTTATTTCAAGATTAATACTCAAAACTTTCAAGTATCAGACGGTACTAATTTAGCAAATGTACCATTTACAATTCAAACAGGTACACCAAATAGAGTTTTATTTGACGGCGTAGTGTCTTTTAGTAACACTAATATGACTTCTTATACCAATACAAATATTAGTATCAACGCAGATGGTACATTAAATAATGCAGGTAGTGGTTCAGTAACCCCTACCGGTATTGGTACATATGATGGTACTACTATCGATACAAAAGATTCAACTGTAGATTCTAATGCACAAGGTTACGCCTCTACTGCTGAAAGTAATGCTAATACCTACACAGATGGTCAAATAACTACTATAAGTACATATTTTCCAGAGGTTGTTACATTTACGTATGCTCCAACTACCGAGGTATACCCAGAGAATACTATTTGGAGACAAGAAATCTCTAAAAGTATTAATGGAGTACCAAGCACTACTGTGTACGATCATTGGATTTCTAATGGAGCTGGTAGTTGGTCTTGGATTGGTGGAACGTATATTGATGGAAGCACATTAGTAACAGGTTCAGTAGATGCTGTAAACATGAAAGCTGATACTGTTTGGATTAGTGGTAATGTACAATCAGGAGGAACTAATCCTTTCGAATGGACTACTACAGTAGGTCCTAATGGATTTGCATTATCAGCAAATGGTATTGAAGATCCTAATAATGCAGGTGATTTTTATAATATTGTTGGCAGCTCTATTTATGGCTCTTATATCGTAGGTGCCAACCTAAATGTAGGAAATATAGAAGTTACTACTATTGCTGGATATCCTACAAGAACATTTCACCAAACTGTTTTTGGTGGCAATGGAGGTTTTATAGTATCATCACTTCCATATAGTAAAACTATTCCATTAAGAATATTTGCATTTGATTCGTCTACCGTAAACACTAATGGGTATAGACTAGCTACACAAAATTCATCGCAATTTTCGGCTGAAGCTTGTTATTCTGGTGTAATAAATGGGAAATCTTTACCAGTTGTTATTACTACCTCTGAAACAGATATGATCTTATATGCACAGATATTTGATCTTGTAATTACAAATCCTGGGACAGGGAATACTGTAACTATTGATATAGATATACTTCTAGGAACTACAGTTCTTACTACATCACAATTTCAGCATATTGGTGGTGATACCACAAATGCAACTTCTATATCAGATATGACAACAAATAATATTACATTTAAAGTTGAAGACTCT